GGCGCGCGAGTACTTCGGCGCGTTCCACGAGGCCGCGCTCGTCCTCGCGAACGCGCGGTTCACGGCGATCGAGATGGCCGAGCTCGCCAACAGGCTCTTCCCGGTCGGCGCGGAGGCGAAGATCGCCCACACCGCGGCGGCCGTGAAGGTCGTCGAGCTCTTCAAGAGCGGGCAGCGCGCCGCAGCCTGCGCCCCCGGGACGAAGTGGGCGGCGTACAACGCGGTCACGGAGCTGGTCGACCACCACCGGCGGGCGAAGACCGTCGAGACGCGGTTCGACCAGTCGCAGTTCGGCGCCGGCGCCGGCGCGAAGCAGCAGGCGATGGACCTGCTGCTCGCGGCGTGAAGGAGTAAACAATGGAGTTCGTAATCTTGATCATACTAGGTGCCGCCTTGTTTGGCTTCCTCGCGTGCGGCTTGGTAGCCGCGTGCTTCTTTTTGTCGGGAGTTGGGCTCGCCATGTACGCGATAGTGAGAGGCGCGATAGATGCCGCGAAGAACATCAAAGCGAAAAGCACTGTGAAAAACATCGCGGCCGCGCTCGCGCTGGTCGCGGCCCTCGCCGCGCCGGCGCGCGCGCACTCGACCTGGCACGGCCACGTCGGGATCTGGTTCCCGCCCGTTGTGATCTACCCGCCGTGCCCGCGGCCGTGGCCGCCGCCGGTCTACTACTCGCCGCCGCGGCCGTGCGGGTACTGGGGCTGGGCGAGCGACTCGTTCGGCCGGCCGGTGCGCGCGTGGTTCCCGTGCAGGGAGTACCTGGGAGAAGGAGGTGAGTGACATGGTGACCGACGCTGGAATGAAACTTCTAGCCGAGTTGGTGCCCAAGGGAACCGTCATCGAAGTGAACCCGCGCTACGACTCAATGTCGAGGAAGGAGAAACGAATGTTCAAGGTGTTCCTGGTCACGCGCGACGGACGACCGGTCCGCGTGGAGTTCTCGACTGACTACCGGTCGCTGACGGCGATGGCGCCGGGCGAGCGCGCGGAGTTCGTGTGCGAGGCGACGCGCGTGAGCGGCTGGATGGCGGACGCGCTGCTTGACGGCGCATCGCTCGGCCTGTTCGCGAATACGCGCCACGCGGCGGAGCGATTCAACAAGTTCATGCATGATGGCGGCGACGCACCCGCGTACGCCGTCTAACATCTGTCAGGCCGGACGAAGCTGGGCCGGCCGAGAGAGGAAAGCACCATGACGAGAATCGAGAAGTTCCTGGCCGTGGCACTGATCGCCGCCGCCATCGTGACCGCGGCGCGGCAGGCGCGTGGCGACGTGTATTGCGGCCGCCCGCCGTGCGAGACGCCGACGCCGCGCGACACGCCCGACCCGCAGGACTGCCAGCACGGCGAGCACGCCGGCGACCCGCACTGCTTCACGCCGACGCCGACGCCGACGCCGACGCCGACGCCGACCCCGACGACGTGCTTGTTCCACTGCGACTGCAACGATGATAACGTCGTCTCGATCGGCGAGATCATCCAGGCCGTCAATTCGTTCCTCGGCGAAGACTCGACTTGCTTCGACGCGTTCAACGCGAACCACGACGAGCGCGTGTCGATCGGCGAAGTCGTGCAGTGCGTCAACGAGTTCCTCGGGCAGTGCGACGCGCTATGAAGAAGCAAGTCGACCACGCCAAGCCCTTCACGTGCCGGCACGGGACGGCACACGCGCGCGATGACATGAGGTCTGTCTTCTGGCGCTACGGGCGCGTGCACCGACAGCTGCGACCAGGCGCGTGCTGGTTCAAGTTACTTGCAAGCGACGCGTCGGCGGCGGAGGCCGAGACCGACGAGGTGTCGGGATACCAGCAGCGGCGACGCGACCCGAGCAAGCCACGGCCGCAGTGGATGATGGGGAGAGACGGGTGGCACTCGTGACGCGCGGAGGCGGCCGGACGAAGACTGGGCCGGCGAAGAAAGACATGAAGAAGAGAGAGAAGGCGGTGCTCGACCCGGCGACGCCGGCCGAGCTCGCGCGGGAGTACGACGAGCCCCCGTGGAGGGGGCCGTCGGCCGGGCTCATCGCGTGCGGCGCCGAGGGTGACGAGCAGCTCGAGGTCGGCGATACCGGCCCGATAAACCGCGCGCCGGTCGGGTCGCTCGTGCGGCTCGACTCCGGGCGCGAGGTTACGCTGCTGCACGTGACGCCGGGTCGCGCCCGCGTCGGGCGGCTCGTCAAGACGCAGTTCACGGTAGGCGAGAAGACGGTAGACGCCACTCGCCGAGTAGAGATGGACTGGGCCCCGACGACGGAGGTCACCGTCCTGTCGAAAGAAGGAGACGTCCCGATGGCAACAGCGAAGAAGACGACCAAGAAGAAAGAGACCCCAGCGAACGCGACGATGGCCGGCATCAAGGCGCGCGCGAAGGCGAAGGCGAAGGACAGGCCGATAGCGGCCGACGGCGCGGTGGCATCGACCGAAAAGCCGGCGACCAAGAAGCCGACCGACGGCGCGACGACGTTCCGCGAGGGGACGCTGCGCGCGACAATCTTCGACGTGCTCAAGGGCGGCGCGACGAACCAAGCGGCCGCGGAGTCGGTGGCGAAGGCGCTCCCGGACAAGAAGGTCACCATCGGGACGATCTCGTCGTTCCGCGCGTGGTTCGTAAAGGGCGGCCACCTGAAGGGAGAGGGCAAGTGAACGAGAGAGTCTGCAAGGGGTGCGGCGCGTCGAAGCCGCTGACAGCGTTCCGGTCGAGAGGAGGAGCCGCCAAGGGCACGCGCGACTTGACGTGCCAGGCGTGCCGGGCGCGCGTCGTAAAGAAGCGCGCGCTGAAGAAACCGCCCGACCCGGACGCGCGCCGGACGTGCAAGGAGTGCGGCGCCGAGAAGGCGCTGACCGCGTTCCACATGAGCGGGCGCGGGAACCGCGACCACACGTGCGGCGCGTGCCACGAGAAGGCGAAGCGACACCGCGCGCGAATCGGCGTGGTCGTCCCGCCGAAGCGAGGCGTCGCGGTCGACCAGCTCCACGAGGCGGTGCACGCGCTCCTCAAGCGCACCGCGAAGCAGTGGACGCCGGTCGAGCTGGCCGACCACTTCAACGTCGCGCCGAAGGCGGTCAGCACCGCGCTCGCGACGCTCGAGGCAGCGTTCGTCGAGATCCACGTAGACGCCGGGGCGGTCGAGCTCCGGCGCATACCGGGGAAGTCGGAAGCGACACCGATCGACATCGCGCGGTTCGACGGCGACCGCGTGAAGTTCGGCGTCACGGCCGACAACCACCTCTGCTCGAAGTACGCGCGCATGGACGTCCTCAACGCGCTGTTCGACATGTGGGAAGGCGAAGGGTACAGCGTCGTCTACCAGCTCGGGAACATGATCGACGGTGAGTTCATTCACAACAAGTTCGACCTCGTGGCGCGCGGCATCGAAGGGCAGGTGAGCTACTTCGTCGAGAACTGGCCGCAGCGGAAGGGGGTCGTCACGCGGTTCATCACCGGCGACGAACACGAGGGCTGGTACGTGCAGCGCGAGGGGATCAACATCGGCCAGTACATCGAGCACCAGGCGCGCGCGGCCGGGCGCACCGACCTCGAGTTCCTCGGGCACATGGAGCACGACATCGCGCTCGGCAGCCCGGAGCTCGAGCCGGCCGACCAGAACTTCATGCGCCTGATCCACGCCGGCGGCGGGAGCGCGTACGCGACGAGCTACGCCGTCCAGAAGATCGTCGAGTCGTACCAGGGCGGCGAGAAGCCATCCGTGCTCCTCGTCGGCCACTACCACAAGGCGGAGTACGGGTACCCGCGCGAGGTGCACGTGCTCCAGGCGGGGTGCACGAAGGACCAGGACCCGTTCCTCCGCAAGCTCAAGATCCAGGCGCACGTCGGCGGGTGGTTCGTCTCGATGCGCATCTCTGCCGACGGCGACGTGCATCGGTTCGCGCCGGCGTTCGAGCCGTTCTACGACCGCGGCTTCTACGCGCCGAACAGCACGTGGTCGTACAGATGGAAGGAGCTCACCAGGTGAGCACGAAGTTTTTTTAGACGACGGGTGTACACTACCCGGTCGCGGCGTTATACGAAGGAGGTAACACGATGAAGCGAATGAACTTTCCAGACCGCAAGGCGCGTCGGCGCGTCGAAGCCGGCATACGCGCTGACACGTTCACGCTCCTCCCCGAGGAGCAGAAGGCGAAGCGCCGGCGCCCGCGCGACAAGCCGAAGAGAGGAGTGTGAGATGGCAGAGCGCAACAACATCGGCACGTGGATTGACACGCTCCACGCGCTGAGGGAGAAGAAAGCGAAAGCCGAGCGCGCGGTCGACGAGGTTAAGAAGTTGATCGACGAGACCGAGCAAGTGGTGATGACGGCGCTCAAAGACGCCGGCCTCGAGAGCGCGCGCGGCAAAAAGCTCCAGGCGACGCTCTCGCACCGCGAGTACCCGCAGCTCGAGGACTACGAGAAGCTCGTCGCGCACATCAAGAAGACCGGCGCGTTCGAGCTGCTGCAGCGGCGGCTGTCGTCGACCGCCGTTCGGGAGCGGTGGGAGCAGAAGAAGACAGTGCCCGGCGTCGGCGTGTTCCGCGCCGTCGAGCTCGCGCTGTCGGCGGTGAAGCGATGAAGCTCTTCACGTTCAAGAGCAAGTGCCCGCGCTGCGGGTCGATTTGGCTGTACGAGGCGCGTCGCCAGCTCTGGCACGCGGCCGCGACGTGCCGCAACTGCTTGCTTCAGATCATGCGCCCGGTAAGTGGGACCAACAAATCAGAAGGAGAAACACACTATGGCAAAGAAGAGTAATGGCGCGTCGACCGCGCTCGTGCCGCACAACGACCAGCTCCCCGCCACGTGGGAGGAGGAGCTCGCGCGCGACGCCGACGCCGCCGTCGCGGCGGAGCGGACGACAGGCGGCGGGAACTTCATCTCGATCAAGGGCGGCCACTTCAGCACGAAGGGCGAGGTGCTCGAGTCGCCGATTCGCGTGATCGTCCTCGACTCGGTGTCGGTGAACGCGTACTACACCGAGAAGTTCAACCCCGACAAGCCGGCGACGCCGGTCTGCTACGCGGTCGACCGCGACCCGGAGAAGCTCGCGCCGACAAACGACGTGCCGTCGAGGCAGAACCTGACATGCTCGGACTGCTGGGCGAACGCGTTCGGCTCCGGCGACGGGAAGGGGAAGGCGTGCAAGAACGGCCGCAAGCTCGCGCTCGTCTCCGCGATGAACCTCAACGACGTGACGAGCGACAGCGAGGTGTTCCAGCTCAACCTCCCGCCGACGAGCCTCAAGTTCTGGGCCGGCTACGTCAAGAAGCTGAAGGCGGTCCTCCGCAGGCCGCCGTGGGGCGTCGTGACCGAACTCGAGATGCAGCCGTCCGGCGGCGCGTACGTCATCGCTCCGCACCTCTCGGAGGACCCGCTCCTCGGCGTCGACAAGCTCACGGCCGTGAAGGCGCTCCGCACCGCGCTCGGCGACGAGCTCCTCACGCCGACGTTCCGCGCTCCCGATGAGAGCGAGAAGAAAGCGCCGGCGCGCGCGCCGGTGAAGGCAGCACAGAAGTCAGCGTCGAGGCCAGCGCCCGCCGCGGAGCCCGCCGGCAGCAGACCGACGGCCGCCGGGAAGAAGAAGTTCTAGCGCCCATGGCCGGACGGAGACCGACGGACGACCAGCTGCGCGAGAGCCTGCGCAACTGGTCGACGCTAAACGCGGTCCTGTGCGGCTGGGACCTCGAGACGCTCGGCCGCGCGCTGGCGGTCGAGCGCGAGGGGAAGCGCAGGCCGTACATCATGCTGCGACTCCACACGAGGCGGTCGCGGCTCCAGTCGAAGGTCGACTGGGCAAAGTTGCAGGAGGGACCATGAACGCAATCGACTACACGCAACGCGCGCGTACGTTCGACGTGCCGACCGTCATCCGCGACAAGAACGGGAACAAGTGGGCCGGACCCGCCGTGCGCGTCCACGCACTGAACCACGGGCACGCGCTCGTCGTCGCGACGAGCTACGGGCACAAGGTCGACGCGCACAAGATGCCCGAGGAGGTGGAGGGATGATCGCGGGAGCGTTCGTGAAGACCGAGCTGGTCTGCCCGTCGTGCTTGGCGACGATGTTCGTCAGCAACGGGGACCCGTGGGTTCAGTGCTGCGTGACGCCTGGTTGCAAGCACGCCGGGAAGAAGGTGCGCGTCGCGCCGACGGTCATGAAGGTGGAGGAACTCGAATGATACATGAAGAGACGCACTTCTGGTTCCTGCAGCGCGACGTGAACGCGATGTGGCTCAAGCCGCGCATCGTCGTCATCACGCGGCGTCGTCTGAACTTTCTCGCGTGGGGTGACCACCGGTGGCCGTTCTTGCACTTGCGCTTCGGGAGGCGGGTCCGATGACGCCCGACCTGTGGTTAGTTGTCATGTGGGCACTGTCCACCGCCGCGATGTGGGCGGTGCTCGGGTGACCGACCTGTGGACAGACCTGGCAGTCTTCACTGCCATCGCCGCTCTCTGGTTCGTCACCAACTGGGTGTTTAACGAATGAACGTCGCGACTATCGACTTCGAGACCGAGGCAATCGCTGGCCGACCTGACTACCCGCCCAAGCCGGTCGGCGTAGCCGTCCACCTCCCCGGCTGGCGCGCCTCGAAGTACTACGCGTGGGGTCACCCGACCGAGAACAACACGACGCGCGTCGATGCGACGCGGCTGCTCCAGGCGGTGTGGAAGGACCATCAGATCTTGTGCTGGAACGCGAAGTTCGACCTCGAGGTAGCGCGGGTGCACCTCGGGCTCCAGTGGCCGACGCGCGGCGCGCACGACGCGATGATCCTCGCGTTCCTCGACGACCCGCACGTTCCAGACCTCCACCTCAAGCCGTACTCCGACCGCGTGCTCGGCGTGCCGCCGGCGGAGCGTGACGCCGTCCGCGACTGGGTCATGACGAACTCGCCCGCTGCTAAGGGCAAGCCGAAGAAGTGGAAGGACTGGGCGGCGCACATCTGCGAAGCGCCGGGGAAGCTCGTCGGCGAGTACGCGCGCGGCGACGTGGACCGCACGCGCGCGGTGTACGACCGGCTCTGGAAGAGCGTCACCGTCGACCGCGGCATGCGCGCGGCGTACGACCGCGAGATGGCGCTCATGCCTCACCTCGTCGAGATGGAGCGCGGCGGCGTGCCGGTCGACCTGCAGCGCCTGCGCGCGGACCTCGCGGAGTGGGACGAGTGGCTCGCGGTGACTGATCGCTGGCTCCGCCACCGCCTCAAGTCGCCCGGCCTCGAGGTCGACTCCGGCTCGCAGCTCGCCGACGCGATGGAGCGCGCCGGCGTCGTGACCGAGTGGATCCTCACGCCGAAGGGCGCGCGGTCGACGGCGCGCGACGCGCTCATGGAAGTGGTGACCGACGAGTCGGTGCGCGAGGTCCTCGCGTACCGCGGGAAGCTCGCGAACGCCATCCGCAACTTCGGCCGGCCGTGGGTCGAGATGGCGGAGCGCGCCGGGGCGCCGCTGATCTACACGGAGTGGAAGCAGGTCCGCGCCGAGCAGGGCGGCGCGCGCACCGGCCGGTTCAGCTCGCGGCCGAACTTCCAGAACATCCCGAAGAACCCGGAGAAGAAAGACCTGATCGTGCCGAAGCCGCTGCGACTCCTCGCCGGGACGCTCCCGTACATGCGGAACTACGTAGCGCCGCCGCGCGGCTGGTCGCTCGTCGACCGCGACTACTCGCAGCAGGAGCTCCGCATCCTCGCGCACTACGAGGACGGCGTGCTCCTCCGCGCGTACCTCGATGACCCGCGGCTCGACATGCACGCGCTCGCGCAGGAGCGGATCAACCGCCAGCTCGGGACGAGCTACGCGCGCAAGCCGATCAAGAACCTCGGCTTCGCAATCATATACGGGGCGGGGATCGGGAAGACGGCGATCATGCTCGAGGTCGAAGTCGCCACCGCGAAGTCGATCAGGTCCGCTTACCTCGGGACGTTCCCGGGTCTCAAGAGCCTGATCGACGAGCTCAAGTCGCGCGCGTTCAAGAAGCAGCCGATCCACACCTGGGGCGGGCGAGAGTACCACGTCGAGCGCCCGCGGTTCGTCGACGGCCGGTTGCGCGTGTACGACTACAAGCTGCTGAACGTGCTCGTCCAGGGGAGCGCGGCCGACTGCACCAAGCAGGCGATGCTCAACTACTTCAGCGCGCCGCACGAGGGGCGCATGCTGATCACGCTCCACGACGAGCTCCTCGTCTGCGTCCCGACGAAGGCGGCGAAAGAAGAAGATAGGCGCCTCCGCGAGGCGATGGAGTCGGTGAAGTTCGACGTGGCAATGCTGACGGGCGGCGCACGCGGCGCGAAGAGCTGGGGCGCCCTGCAAGAAGGAGGACACTGAAGATGAGATCCACGCAACAGAGTTACGCGTCGCAGCCGACGGTCCCGTGCGGGATCTGCGGCCTGTCGACGACGGTGCTCAGGACGAGGCGGTGCGACCGCTGCTGGGAGCTGGAGTCACGCATCGAGAACGACCCTCGGCTCGCCTGCGAGATCCTCGCGCGACTCATGACGGGAGAGCGGTGATGGCGACCTTCAACTTCGGCGGCGTGTATCGCTGCTGCGCGAGCGCGATGGAGAAGGCACCGATGTCGCCCGCGAAGGGAGACGTGGTCGAGTGCGACCACCACGCTGATGGCGGCTTCCGCTTCGACGGCGAGGAGTGGGGCGGCCGCGACGCGCCTGACGGATACCGCGGCGCGCGCCAGGTGTGGCCGTGAAGTCGTTCGTCTTCAAGCCGCGGTTCAGCGTGACGGTCGCGTACTTCCCAGCGCTGTTGTTCTGGCACCGCGCGTTCCTCTTCGAGCTGCGCGTCGGCCAGCACCGCCTGTGCGCTGGGTTCATCGACCGCAAATTCCAATTCTATCACGGACGCATCGAACCAGACGGCCGGGCGACGGTCACGGTGCGGCCGTGAAGGGCGCGCGCACCACGAAGGCCGGCGCGGCGAAGACGCAGCGCGTGACTGCGTGGTCGTTCTCGCGCTGGTCGGACTACGAGACGTGCCCGGAGCGGTTCAAGCACAAGCACATCGACAAGCTCCCCGACCCGTCGGGGCCGGCCGCGCAGCGCGGCGGGGAGCTCCACCAGCTCTGCGAGCGCTTCCTTACCGGGACCATCAAGGAAGTACCGGTCGAGCTCGAGGGCTTCGCCGCCGAGCTGCGGACGCTGCGCAGGGTGAAGGCGAAGCCGGAGGCGGAGTGGGCGCTCAACGAGAAGCTGGAGCCGACCGGGTGGTTCGACGCCGACTGCTGGGTGCGAGTCAAGACCGACGCGCACGTCCTCAAGCGTCGCGCGCTCACTGTGGTCGACTTCAAGTCCGGCAAGATGCGATCGGGGTACGAGCCGCAGCTCGAGCTCTACGCGCTCGCCGGGTTCGCGATGTACCCCGACGCCGCGACGGTCGTCGCCGAGCTGTGGTTCCTCGATCACGACACCATCGTCGGCGGGTTCGACGACGTGGGGATGTTCGAGCGCGAGCGAAACTTCGCCCAGCTCGAGTCGACGTGGCGCGGGCGAACGCGCATGATGCTGGCCGACGCGCGCTTCGCGCCGACGCCCGGGATGCACTGCACGTGGTGCCCGTACAGTAAGAAGAAGAGCGGGCCGTGCAAGTTCTGATGGAGGTGAATCATGACGTATGAGTACTTGGCTCTTGACCACTTGCGCGTCGCCCGCCTCACCCTGATCGACGGGCGCGACAACGGCCGCCGCGCTTCGCGAGAGTTGAACATTGCGCTGACTGAGATGGAGACGGCGATCATGTGGTTGGAGAAGGACGTGGAGACGAAGGAGCGACGCACCGCGGCGAGTGCGAAAGCGTGCTCACCAAAGGCGGAGGTGAGATGATGGACGCCTTCAGGTTCGCGCTCGCGCACCCCGGCGTGCGCGTGAGCGTCAGGTTCGACTCCGGGCAGCAGTCGTTCGTCGTGCGGCTCACGGACGAGGACGTTCGCGGTCACGCGCGCGTGGTCAGAAACCAGATCGGCGCGCTCGAGTGGAACGACTTCCAGGGCGACCTCGGCGAGGTCGCCCTCGACGACATGGCCGCGGAGCTGAAGTATGGTTAGGCGAGTCGTCGCGGTGTTCGCCGTGTATTTCTACCTCGGCGTCGCGGCCTGGGCGTGCTACGACTTGCCGCGATTGCGCGCGACCGTCGTGAGAGACGCGCGGCCGCACGCGCGGCGTCTCCACGTGGTGTGGACGTGAGCATCGGCGAGGAGATCGAGAGGCGCATGACCGCGCAATGCTCGAGACCACGGGAGGAATGTTACCATGCTGGAGAGACAGATCGAGCGGTGGTTCGTCGGGCTCGCGGAGTCGAGCGGGTTCCGCTGCCTCAAGATGACGCCGGCCGGCCGGCGCGGGTGGCCGGACCGGCTCGTGCTCGGGAAGGAAGGTAAGTGTGCGTTCGTCGAGTTCAAGAGGCCGGGTGAGACGCTCCGGCGGATCCAGGAGCACTTGCGCGCCGAGCTCGTCGAGCGCGGCTTCCACGTCGCGGTCGTCGACAGCTACGAGAAGGCCGCCGCTTTCCTCGAGCTCGTCGGCGTCAAGGTCGCCAGCATCCCGGTCGCGACCGTCACAACCGCGGGACGACCACGACCGAAGGTCATCCCCATTCGCTAGCAGCCAGCCGTGGAAGCCGCACGCGTACATGAAGCGCGCGGTGAAGTTCCTCCTCCAGCACGGCGCGGCCGGGCTGTTCCTCGACCCGGGACTCGGGAAGACGTCTATCGTCCTCGCGGCGCTGAAGATCCTGAAGGCGGAGGGCATCGTCGGGAAGACGCTCGTCGTCGCGCCGCTGCGCGTCGCGCACCTCGTGTGGCCGGCGGAGGCGCGGAAGTGGACCGACTTCCACGGGCTGAAGGTCGTCGTCGCGCACGGGCCGAAGAAGGCGGAGGCGCTGCGCGACCCGGAGGCCGACGTGGTGGTGCTAAACGTCGATGGCCTCGCGTGGCTGACGACTCAGCCCGGCTGGAAGTTCGACGCGCTCGTGGTCGACGAGTCGACGATGTTCAAGAACCCCGGGACGCAGCGGTTCAAGATCATGCGCAAGCTCCTCCCGATGTTCCGCCGCCGGTTCATCCTCACGGGGACGCCGGTGCCGAACGGGTACCTCAACCTCTTCGGCCAGGTGTACATCCTCGACGGCGGGCGAGCGCTCGGTCGATACGTGACGCACTACCGCAACCAGTATTTCTACCCGACCGGGTACGGCGGCCACGAGTGGAAGCTCCGCGACGGCGCGGACGAGGAGATCAACGAAGCGATTAAGCCGCTCGTGATGCGCCTCGCGAGCGAAGACTACCTCGAGCTCCCGCCGCTCGTCGCGTCGACCATCGAGGTCGAGCTCCCGCCGGCGGCGCGTAAAGCGTACGACGAGCTCAAGGACGACTTCATCACGGAGCTCAAGTCGACCACCGTCATTACGGCCGTGAACGCGGCGGCGATGACGACGAAGCTCCGACAGGTTGCGTGCGGCGGAATCTACGGACCTGACGGCGTGGCGGTCAAGCTCCACGACGAGAAGACCGAAGTGGTGCGTGGCCTCGTCGCCGAGCTCAACGGCTCACCGGCCATCGTCGTGTACGACACGCACCACGACCTCGAGCGGCTCCGGCGCGTCTTCCCTGAGGAGTTTGCCGGTGCGGTCGTCGCGCGCCACATCGGCGGTGACGTGTCAGCGCGCGACGCGGCGGACACGATCAGGATGTGGAACGCCGGCGACCTGCCGGTGCTCCTCGCGCAGCCGCAGTCGGTCAGCCACGGGCTGAACCTCCAGGCCGGCGGGCGCCACGTGATCTGGCACTCGCTGACGTGGGACCTCGAGAACTACGAGCAGCTCAACCGCCGCGTCTGGCGGCAGGGCCAGATGGCGCGCGTGTTCGTGTACCACGTCGTCGCGCGCAACACGATCGACGAGCAGATGATGATGCGACTCAGGGACAAGGCGTCCGTCCAGGACGCCCTGCTCGCGGCGCTGAAATGAAGGAGGACCGACGTGCAAGACAGTCGAGTCAAGTTAGCGTGCTCGAAGTGCGCGCAGTCGACCCGAGTGACCTACTCGCTCGCGGGGCAGCAGCTGTGTCAGCTGTGCTTCGACGTCAGTCGGCAAAAGCAAGAACGCCTGCGCGTCGAACGTCGATGCGCTGCAATCGCCAGGCGGGGGTACTGATTACATGACGCGTCACCTGATCTATCTCAGGCCTCCGCGCGTCGCCAGGCAGAACGCCAGGCGAGGTATAGGCGAAACAGGCCTGGATTCGAGCACCAGGCACTGGGAGACCACGCCAAACGCGCGCCGCGACGCGATACCTGCGTGGCCGGATGGCGGCCTGAGATGAAGCCTCGCGCGACCAGGCCGACGGCCGCCGGGACGTACATCTTCGCGGGCGGGTTCACGCTCGGAGTCGAGCGTCACTTCAACGTCCTCGCGCACTTCGAAGACGGCGACTACGGGGCGTCGACGGCGCGCGCGAACTGGCCACAGATGCCGGTGTACGTCGACCGCGCGGCGTGGCCGGTCGGCGAGTACTGCGGCCGCGTCGACTTCCTCTACGCCAACCCGCCCTGCGCGATCTTCTCGCCGATCGGCGTGACGCCGAAGCGCGGCAGGGAGGCGTGGAAGACCGACCCGCGGACGGCGTGCTGGGGGAAGGCGTTCGCGCTGTTCGAGGGACTCGAGGCTCGCGCGTTCGCGCACGAGTCGGTGCCGCGCGCGTACACGCTCGGCCGCTCACTCGTCGACGACTTCACGCGCCGCGCGCTCGCGCTCGGTTACTCCGTGACGCACATCTTCACGAACGCGCGGTGGCACGGGCTCCCGCAGGCGCGCAAGCGGTTCCTGTTCGTCGCGCACCGCGCGGCGCGCCTCGTCGTCGTGCCGATCGAGCGGGTTGATGTGACGGTGCGAGACGTCTTCAAGCAGGTGCGAGAGGCCGGGTACCACTGCCCACTCAAGCAGCGCAACGTCATCGACGCGCTCAAGCGGTCGCCGGTCGGCGGGAGCCTGTCGCAGGCGTGGATGAAGATGCACCCGCGCTGGGACAAGATGCGGAACAAGAAGGGCGAAGTCCACGGTCGACCGTCGTTCATGGACGGCCGCCTCCCGTGGGACGGCGTGATGGGCGCGTACACCGGCGGCCACCACTACTACCACCCGACGAAAGACCGGCGGCTCGGGATTAACGAGGCGAAGGCGGTGTGCGGGTACCCGCAGGCGTTCAAGTTCGGCGACCCGCGCGAGAAGGAGTGGGACTCGCTCCTCGCGCGCGCGGTCATGCCGCCGGTCGGCGAGTTCATCGCGCGCTGCGTCGCCGCGACGCTCCTCGAACCAGACGCCGCGTGGTGCGACCGGCGCGTAACGCGCGTCGACCTGCGCGAGCTCGACAAGGAACCAATGGACATCACTGATGAATACGGAGACGCGTTACGCGTCAGGTCGCCACACGGGTTGCGACAGAAAGAGAGGCGAGAGATGAAGAAAGTAGAACCGCGAGACATGACGATGGCCGTGCGCGGTGGCACGATCACGATGCGCGGGAGTAAGATGACCATCGAGGTCGACGTGGGCGACGCGCGCCTCGTCGTTGGGGCGGAGAAGAGATCGAAGCCCATCGAGGAGCCGACGGACGACTCGCTCGCGGGCGACGGCGACCGCGAGAGCTTCGTCCCGCCGGAGCCGAAGCAGAAGAAGCAGCGCGTCCTCAAGACCGGCGGCGAGCTGAGCGGCGGGATGCCGACGCCGGCGCCGGCGGCTGCGGGCGCACAGCCGCCGATGGCCGGCGAGGGGTCCGGCAAGTACATCCAGCGCGTGTGGATGACCGGTCGGTACACGCCCGACCAGATCGTGGCGCTCGTCCACAGGCACTGGCAGGGTCGGACGACGAAGCGCAGCGACGTGTACTACAACTACAAGAAGCTCATCGAGGCCGGCGCGATGGACGTCCCGCCGTGGAGCGTCGACGCGCCGGCCGAGAAGAAGGCGGCGAAGGCGGCGCGCGAGCGCGAGACCAAGGAGGCCGACGCGCCGGTCGTCGCGACTGACGCACCAGCAGGCGAGCGGCTGACGATCACCGAGCGCCCGAAGCGCGTCACTGTCGTCGACTGGTTCCCGCGCCTGTGCGGGTCGACAGACTTCTCCGGCCACCTCCGAGACGGCGTCGAGGCGGTCGACCTCGTGTCGTTCTCGAAGTCAGGACGGTCGCTCGCCGGCTGGAACACCAACGGCTGGCCGTGGCAGGCGTTCTCGTACGCGGGCGCGGCAGAGAAGCTAAACTCGTACGACGCGGTGATCCTCGGCGACCTCGTGTGCTTCGCGCCCGAGGTCAGGAAGGACGGCGAGCCGTACTACGCCGATGTCGTGCGCCGGCTCAAGGTCCCGTTCACGGCGATGTACCACGGCGGGATCTACCCGTCGAAGCACGACGACGTGATGGACGCCATCCTGAAGGCGCCGTCGTTCTGCGGATCGCTGGTTACGACGCGCGAGCGGCAAGCGCGCGAGAAGTTCGCGCGGTGGCCGTGGGTGAAGTTCGTCACGAACGCGTACCTCCCGTACTCGAGCGAGCGCGCGCCGAAGCGCCAGGCGGCGAAGCGCCGGCGCGCGGTCATGATGACCGGGAGGCTCATGTCGAACAAGGGGCAGAACGCCGCGCTCCTCATGATCGACCAGATGGGCGGCGACGTGGAGGTGTGGGGCTACAACGCGACGGGCATGCCGTCGGTCGCGTGGCTGCTGTACGAGATGAGCCAGGCGATGAAGTTCAGGGGAGCGGCGCCGCTCGTCCGCAAGGACCAGGCACACCAGCCGAGCTGCGCGAACCCGAACAAGAAGAAGTTCTACACCGGCGCGTTCGAGGCCACGTCGCCGAAGGGGAACGCGTTCCGCTACCACGACGAGTACGAGAGCCTCGACCACATCGACTGGTCGCCGTGGGTCCACCTGTCGCTCCCGTCGCCGGCGTTCGGCGACACGCTCGAGTACGTCTCGCTCGACGCCGTGCACGCGGGCTGCGTCGCCGTCGTCCCGGAGTTCGCCGTCGCGGCGGCGAAGTACGACTCGGTCGTGACGGCGCCGTACGCCGGCTGCACGATGTGGGCGCGCAAGAAGTCGAGCGAGATCACGGGCAAGGTTGACTTTGACCGCGCTGGTGTCGCGGCGGTGATCTCCGGACTCTTCAAGAAGCGCGACCGCGAGCTTCAGGCAATCGCCGACCGACAGCTTGCGGAGGTCAGCACCAAGCACGACCCGGCGAAGTTCCGGGCGTCATTTGTCAAAGCACTCCAAGGAGGTGGAAAATGAAGATCATCAAAGACGTGAGGCAGTTCATGGAGCGGGTCGCCGGCATCGAGTACCGCGGCGGCCCGCGGATGCTCCCTAAGCGGCTCGCCGCGCAGCGGGTCGAGCACCTGCATGAAGAACTAGAAGAGTACGAGCACGCGCTCTCGCCGGCGACCGCGCCGCCGCGCGCGCTCGAGGACGCGCTCGATGCGCTCGTCGACCTCGTGTACGTCGCCGTCGGGAACGCGTACCTCCACGGCTTCCCGTTCGAGGCGGCGTGGGACCGCGTGCACGCGGCGAACATGACGAAGCGCGGCGTCGGCGTCGACGCGGCTGAGAAGCAGGGGGTCGTCAAGCCAAACGACTGGCAGCCGCCGCACCTCACCGATCTCGTGATGACGCACCTCAACGTCGACCGCGTCACGGACATCGACACGCCGACGCGGCGACTCGTCGACTGCCGCTGCGGTCTCTGCGAGTGCGAGGTCATCGGGACCATGACCACCGGGAGGGTCTCATGATCCCGCGCGTGGTCGTGTTCGAGGGGCCGGACGGGTCCGGCAAGTCGACGCTCATCGAGAGCCTCAGGACGCCGCGCACGCGCGTCTACCACCACGGGCCGTACCGCGGCGAGGTCAAGATCTGGCGTCACTATTGCGAGACGATGGTCGTCAACGACGGCCACGACGGGACCGACGAGGTGTTCCTCGACCGGTGCTGGGTGAGCGAGGAACCGTACGGCCAGGTGTTCCGTGGCGGCGAGAACCGAGTGACGGCCTACCAGCGTGACATCCTCGAGGGGATCCTCCGCGACCACGGCGGCGTCGTGGTGTGCTGCCTGCCGCCGTTCCGTGCGTGCCACGAGTCGTTCGTCAGGCGGCACGACGAGGAGTGGAAGGGCACCGGGTTCTCGCGCGAGTCGATTGAGGTCGACCTGTTTAACCTCAGGCAAGTGTGGAATTGGTACCTCAGGTGGGACGGGTGGGACGTACTATATGACTGGACGGCGTCACTCAACGTGCCGTACGTCGAGCTGCGCCGGCGCATCATCCCTCAGAAAGTGAGACTGCTATGAGAGAACACGCACTGAGACAGCACGGCCCGACGATGGTATACGAGAACGCGTCGGACGCGTGGCAGGTCTGGCTGCGGACGCTCCGCCAGGAGGGCGCGCTTGTCAACCCTCGTGGCCAAGCGACGCGCGAGGTGCCACAGCTGACCACGGCTTTCGACATGTCACGCGACCCGGTGGTGCGCGTCGAGTCGCGCAAGCTGTCGTACGTGTTCCTCGCCGCCGAGGCGATATGGATTGCTACCGGCGACGACCGCGTAGTGACCATCGCGCCGTTCAATAAGCACATCGCGCGGTTCTCCGACGACGGCGTGACATTCTTCGGCGCGTACGGCCCGAGGTTCGGTGAGCAGTGGAAGCATGTCGTCGACTCGATCGTGGACGACCGCGACACGCGCCAGGCGGTCGTGACGTTCTGGCAGAAGAACCCGCCGAAGACGAAAGACGTCCCATGCACCGTTGCACTCCAGTGGATGGTCCGCGGCGGCCAGCTGAACTGCCACGCCTACATGCGGTCGTCCGACGCCTGGCTCGGCGTCCCGTACGACTGGTTCAACTTCACGGTGCTATCGCTCTTCGTCGCAGACGCCGTGAACCGGAGGAGCGAGCACAGGGTCCAGAAGCTCGGCAACCTGTACTTCACGGCCGCGTCGGCGCACTACTACCTGCGCGACGAGGCGGCGATCGACGTGGCGTCGCACGACCGGCGTCTGCCGAGCGCGTCGATGCCCGGCGACGCCGCGGCGCGGTGGCCAGACGTCCAGATGAGTTTGTTCATCTGCCGAGACCGCGGCAAGGGTCTCTACCAGAGCGGGGAACCGTACTGGAGGATCAGGCCGCTCACTTCGGGGTAGCGAGGACTTCGAAGCGTGACGCACTGACGCTCGCCGTTATTCCGGTCGCTGCGAGCACCGTGCATGTGTTGTCGACCGACCCGATGCCGCGCACGTCGATCTGAGTCGTCGCGCCGTTCGCCTGGAACTTATCGAAGTCGAGCGTCACCGTTACCGCGCTCGCGCCATTCGTCGATGCGACGCGCTGCGCCGTACCGGGCGCGTCCACGTACAGCCTGAGGTCGCACTGGACTGTACCTGTCGGCTGCACGAGCATCGACGCGTGGTAGTGAACCCACCACCCGCCGGTCGGCGAGTTGCCGAGCGGGAGCGACTGATAGAGCACCGCGGTCTCCGTGTCGTGGAGCAACGCGTCGTTCACGAGTACGGCCTGGCTGAAGACCCTGCTGGCGCCGACCGTGCAGCAGCTGCCGCCGATGTTGGTCGGCGCCGTGGCGTTGCAATTCCACTGGCAGTTCGCCCCGTTGTCGTCGCAGACTCCCATCGCGAGCAGCTCGTTGGTGCCGGTGGAGCACGGGTTCGTCGTCGCGCAGTGGTGGCAGGCGATGACCTGGTGGTTCTTGATGACGGCCGGGAGGAACGAGAACGGGTAGCACGACAACCCGGGCTCGATCGGCCTGACCGCGTTGTGCGACTGGTTCACGTGGGTCACAAAATTCACGCCGCTGTTGGTCGGCGAGATGGGCGACCAGATCTGCGCGCGCGCTGCGGTCGACGCGAGCAGCGAGAGTGCGACGATAGTTTTCTTGAGCGTCATCTTCTTTCTCCTTAGAACCCGAGAGCGAGGTAGTTGAAGCCCCACGGCACGGTGCCGGGGTTCACGGCGCCGGCGCCGGTGAGGACGAACTCGATCTGCCACCGGAACGAGAACGTCGTCTTCGAGCACGCGACGAGGATCGGCGTGACCTGCATCGAGAGCGGCGTTGACACGTCGGTGAGTATCGCCGGCGTGCACTGCACGGAGAGCACCTGGTTCGGGAACTCCTGGAACCACGGTCGCTGCAGCACGCCGTTCGCTGAGCCGGTCGTCGGCCCGATCGTGATGAAGCCGAACTGGACCCACACCGGCGTGTTGCTGCCGGCGAACGCCATGGGGAATATCAAGAGGCCGTCGGCGTGCGCGGGCAGCGAGACGCTGTTGAAGAGGAAGTCGTGTTCGCCGGCGAACGCCTGGATGGCGTTGTAGAGCGCCGACGTCCGGTTCGCTAGCTTCTGGTGCGGCTGGTTGTCGTTCCCGAGCCCGCCGAACGACGCGCCGACAGCGGCGCCCTCTACGGCGTCGTTGCCGTCGAGCTTGTAGGTATCGTTCGCCGTCCACGTGATCACGCGCGGGCCGGAGTTGATGCTGGGGTTGTCCGTGAGGTTCGCCATGGTTACACCGTCACGAACCACGTCGACGTGAAGCCGACGGCCGGGGTGAGCACGCCGAGCGGCATCAGCGCGCGAGCGAAGAGGACGGTCGGCTGTGAGTGCAGCGCGCGGCACGTCCAGGTGACGGTGTTGTCCGCGGTCGTGTTGCCGATGGTCGTGGCCCACGTCGGCTCGCTGCCGCCGCTCGTGCCGGCTGTCGTGCAGACCTGGACGTTGAGGTTCGAGTCGAGCAGCACGCTAGCCGAGGATGCCGGCGTGGAGACGTACGGCGACCCCGACGCCCACGTCCCGAGCGTCACGGTGCTGATCACGTCCGGCAGCGCCACGCCGGTCGGGTTCATGAAAAGCCCGATCTCCGTGGCGACGATGCCCTTCGCGCCGTGGTCGAGCGGCGACCCGCTGTTGATCCCCCAGTTGAAGGTGATGGTGGCCGGCAGCGGCGAGCCAGAGACGGTCGTCGCCGCGACGAACTCCTTGTAGTAGCTCGGGTTCGTCAACGCCGTGTCGCCGGTCGACGGCGCGCCACCGCCCGACCCGACGCCGAAGGCGACGACGCCGAAGTTGGTGAGGTCGGCGATGTGGTTCGCGACGTTGATGGTGCCCGCGTACACGACGAGGTTGTCCGCCTCGCGCGTCCACAGCCGGCGACCGGTCCTCTTGCACCATGCGGTGGTGACGACGTGTCCTCTTGGTCTCATAGTCCTCTCTCCTTTTTTATACGATCCGCGGGATGTTGTCGATCATGCGGATCTTCGCTTTCGAGTATGTGAATCCGGCGCCGTGGCGCCACGCGCCGCGGTGCGTCGGAACGAAGGTGATGGCGTCCGCCATGCTCGGCATGGCGACGATCATCGTGTCGTAGAGCGGTGGCAGCGCGTCGAACACCGGGACGGCCACGCCGGTCGGCGCGGTCACCGAGTCTGAGAACGGCGGCAGGAAGTCGTGGATGGCCAGCTCGATGTCGAACGTGATGAGGTCGAGCCACCGGCTCACCGGCGCGAAGAACACGCACGCCTCGCGGATGAGGCTGATGTCGAGCGGCGTGAGCAGCCGGTACAGCACGCCGTTGAGCGGCGACATGGGGTTCCAGTAACGAGTTGTCAGCGCGCCCACCTCGCTGAGCCACCGCATGTCCCCGATCTGGAACGCGTTCGTCGGGTTCTCCGCGGCGTTCAGCGTCCCGTCCTCGTGGATCGTGCGACCGACGTTGCCGACCTCGAAGTACTTCGGCGGCGCGCCGACCGGCGGCACCGTCGCCGCGACGTAGAAGCTCCCGCGGTTCACCGTGTCGATCACGCCGTTGTTTATCGCCGTCGGGTACGTCACGATGTCCCCCGGCCTGTAGGTCTTGCGCGGGTCCCAGTGGAGGTCTGGCAGCTCGGCGATGCGGATGCCGGACGTCGGGAGGACGACGCGATACACCGCCCACCCCTGCTCCGGCGGCCAGTACGACCCGCCCCACGAGTCCTGGCCCTCGAGGATGCGGACGGTCGGCGCGGCCGGCGCGCGCGCGCCGTAGCCGAGCGCCTGGAGGATGAGCTTCAGCGCTCGCGGCGTGCCGCGGATCTTGTGGAGCGCGACGCCGATCTTGACCAGCTCGCGCAGCGCCTTCGTCCCCGACGTGCCGACCGGCTGGAGCCGCTGCCAGAACGGCGAGAGGAGGTCGAACTGCCAGAGCAGGTACGGGATGAGCGCGTTCCAGTACGGCTCGGCCGAGTCGGGCTCGTTGCCGAGCCAGTACACGAGCAGCGTCCCCGTCGATGACGCCTGGCGACCCCGGCTCGGGGCGCGACAGCCGGCCGGCGAGCTTGAGCATCGCCTTGCTGCGCGTGTCCCCGGCGAGCGAGGACTGTAGCTGGAGCTCCGGCATCTCAGGTCCCCGTGTCGCACCGCGGCACGCCGCCAGCCTGGGTCGGCGTCGCCGCCGGCGTGGCGGTCTCGCGCGGCGTCGGCGAGGGCGAGCGCGGCTGCCCGTGGAGGACGCACAGGTCGAGGAGCGGCGGGTGCCCGCCCTCGATCGACGAGAACGCCACCTCGTTCAGCTTGGTCGGCACGCCGACCTCTGCGAGCCAGCAGCGGAACCCCACCGGCACGCCCGGCGCGATCGAGCCGACGTTGCGGAGTGGTATCGGCGCCGAGTACGCGCCGACCGGGAAGAACGCCATCGGTGGGTTCGAGAGCGTCGGCGAGAAGGCGAACGCAATCGGCCCCGCGGGGTCGACCGAGAAGTCCTCGCAGCCGACCGGCCAGTTATCCTTCGGGTAGTAGCGGCACGCGACGCCCCACGCCGGCGCGTCGCCGTTCACGTTCGCCGTCGCGTAGAGCCGCAGCGCGCCGGAGACGATGACGGACTGCGGCCCGAGGTCGGGCGTGATCCGGAACATCGCCATGGTCGAGTCGTACGTGTGCGTCTCGTTCCGCTCGGCGACCAGCGGCATAACCACGTCGTCGTCGCCCGCGTTCGCGCACGTCTGCGATCGCCAGCTCCCCGCCTCGGTAGTGAACGCGAAGCCGTCGTCGGTCGGGGCGGAGACTGGGAACGTGAAGGGCGACGAGCCGGCCGGGCACGGGAAGGTCGCGACCGGCGTCGGCGTGGCGACCGTCGGCGTGGCGGTCGGGAACGCCTCGCACAGCCCGGACTGGCCGTTGCAGAACGAGTGCGGGATGACGGCGCACGGGCCGCAGTTCACCGGCGGCGGGTGCGGCGCGTCGCACGTGAGCGGGAGCGTGTCGCACTGGCAGCACGAGTCCCCGGGCAGCGGCGTGATGGTCGGTGTCGCCGCCGGCGTCGGCGTCGGCGTCCGTGCTTCGCACATGCTCGTCTCGCCGTTGCACACCGTGTCCGGCACCTCGGTGCCGAGGTCACCACAGCCGATGTTTGGGTCGGACTGCGAGCACGACGGGAAGCCGGATGTGAAGAACTGGCAGCACACGATCGGCCGCGGCGTCGGCGTCTGGCAGCGCTTGAGCGTCGTGGCCGTCGGCGTCTGCGTGACTGTTGGCGTCTGCGTCGGTGTGTTCGTCACAGTCGGTGTCTGCGTCGGAGTGTGAGTCGGCGTCTCGGTTGGCGTGTCCGTGATCGTGGGCGTATGCGTCGGCGTGTCCGTGATCGTCGGGGTCTGCGTCGGCGTGTCCGTGATCGTCGGGGTCTGCGTCGGCGTATCCGTGATCGTCGGGGTCTGCGTCGGTGTGTTCGTCACAGTCGGGGTCTGCGTCGGCGTGTTGGTTATTGTCGGCGTCTGCGTCGGCGTCGGTGTGTTGGTCGCCGACTCGGCGGCCTCGAAGGCCACGTTGATGCTGCTCGTCCCGGCGACCAAGTCGGCGCCTATCTTGACGTACCAGTAGTCGCCGGCGGCTAGTGTCGCAGTGTTCGACGTATCGCTGCACGTGGAGACAGCGGTGGTGAGATTACAGTTCGGGCGGCCGCCGCCGCACGTGACGGATGATGTCGTGCCAGAGCAGATTTCCACGAGCACAGTCTGGCCCAGCAGCACGGAGGAGGCCGCGCGGAAGTTCTGGAAGACCGACCCGCGCGGCGCCCTGACGAGCCCGGCAATCGTGCTCGCTGGCTTGTTCGGGGTGCAGAACTGCGTGCTCGTGTCATTCACGCCGCCGCAGGCCATGACGTGCGGGACGCCAGTGATCTCCCACCACCACCCGTAGAACATGTCCTGACCGGTGACGAACGTGTGGTCGATGCCAACGAAGTCCGCCGCGCTCACCGAGCAGTTCGACGAGCACGAGGTGCTCTGCGCCGACCTGGTGGTGCTGTTGCACGTGACGGCGAGGTTGCTGTTCATGCCAGTGGTGTCGTTTCGCGCCGTGATCGTGCGCGACCGGCCACTAATCATCGTAGCATCGGCGGTACACGCTATCGCCGAGAACGTTCCGCCTCCGCTCGGCGCCTGGAAGAATGCCGAGCCGTGGACGTTCTGCGTGGCGTTGCATACCAGCGCGGTCGTCCTCCCCGGGCCGCAGCTCGCGTTGCCGGGGTTAGCATCGACGCCTTTTGCCGTGAGCACCGCGTCGTGGTTCCCCGACGTGTTGCCGTTAGCGCTCAGTAGCATCGACGCGGTGCACTCGCCGTTCACCCCTCCGGAGTTGAAGGAGAGATTGTCCGTCGCGACGTAGTCCACGGTGTTCGACGTGTCCGAGCAGTCGCCGGTCGAGCCGCCGAGAGTGCAGGTCAGCGACGTGTTGGAACCGTTCTTCCGCAGCGTGTACGTCTGCGCGCCGGTTGTTCCGGTGCAGTGGACGTAGAGGTTGGAGAGGCGGCCACTCGCCGGGACAATGTGGTCCTTCTCGACTTCGTTGGTTGAGCAGCCAGACCAACAGTAGTTGTTGCCGTTGAGGTACAGGTCTAGCTCGCTGCGGGTCACGGCGGCTGCGTGCGCGCGCCTGGCTGCGAACGCCAGCGTTAGAACCGCGATGAGGAGTGCGCGCGTCTTCACGGCGTCACCGTCGCGGTCGGCGTGTCAGTCACGGTCTGCGTCGGCGTCCGCGTCGGCGTGCTCGTCGGCCACGTCCCGCCGCAGCCCTCGCCGCACGCGACGCCCGACTCGAAGTGGACCACGATCGACGTGCCGCACGCCTCGCACGTCCACGGCTGCGCGTCGAAGCACTGGTCATAGCCGTCGCCCACGTCGTCGCACGCGCAGCAGCCGTCCGCCGGGGTCGGCGTCTGCGTCGGCGTCGAGGTCGCGGTCGGCGTGACGGTCCGCGTCTGGGTCGGCGTGCCGGTCGGGAGTACTGGCCAGCAGTAGCAGTTGTCGACGCACTTGATGCACGGCGTCGGGCACGCGTCGCCGCACAGCGGGTCCTTGCACTGGTTGTCCGGCCCGCAGTCGCAGCAGTGTCCGGGGATCGGCGTGCACGGCGGCGGCGCGGTCGGCGTCGGCGTCGGCGTGCGCGTCACGGTCGGCGTCGGCGGCGGGACCTCCGCCAGCTCGATCGAGTACGCGAGGTAGTGCGTGTTCGGGAACGCCGACAGCGGCTGGTCAGTGTACTGGACGTTGTAGTAATCGCCCTCCGCGATGTCGACCGCGTCCGAGAAGTTCTCGCAGTGCTTCGCCCCGCTCGTGATCGTGCACCTGAGACCGCCGCTGCAGGTCACCGAGTTCGTCGAGCCGGTGCACACGTCGACGACGAGATTGCCCCCGACGTTCGCCGACGTGTCGACCTGGAGCTTCTGGACGCGCGTCGCGCGCGTCGCTCGCTCGGCGAGCGGCTTGCCGTCCGACCCGACGTTCGTCGAGCACGGGAGGTTCGGTGCGCACGCCTTCAGGAGAGAGGTCGAGAGCGCGTCGCCAGACGTGGACACCTGCGGGACGCCGTGCGCCTCGAGCCACAGGCCGCGCGCCATGAGCTGGCCGACGGCGTACGTCTCGTTGATCGTGATCTTGTCGCCGGCCGAGAAGGTGCAGTACGGGTTGATGCACGCCGTCGACGACGACGCGCGCCCGCCGTCCGCGCACGTGACCGACATGTCAGAATCGAAGCCACTCGTCTCGTTCCGCGCGGTGTACGTGTACGACCGACCGCTGAGCATCGCGGCGTCGTGCGTGCAGCCGAGCGCGGAGAACTTCCCGCCGCTCGACGGCGCGCGGAACCACCCGCCCGCAGACGCGCCGAGCGCGCACCCGATGCCAGCGAAGGACGTCTGCGCGCAGCGCGAGTTGCCGGTGTTCGAGAACACCTTCCCGAAGTGCACGATCGAGTCGTGGTTGATCGTCGTGCTGCCGAAGGCACTGATCATCATGGTGACGGCGCACTCGACGCCGGTCCCCGTGCGGCCGTCCTGGTGGAGGTAGACCGTGTCGCCGGCGTTGTAGTTGATCTCGTGCGTCACGTCTGAGCACGACTGCGGCGGCGCGCCGGCGAGCGTGCAGCGCAGCGTCGTGTCGAGGCCGTTGACGTTCCAGATGTACGTGGCGCCGACGTTGAAGCCGGTCCCGATGCAATTGGCGAAGAGGTGAGACGCGCGCCCGTTCGACGGCGCGATCTGGTCCACCCACGTGACGGTGCCGCTGCAGTTCGACAGACACCCACCGTTCGGGCTCGTCACCGACGCGAACGTCACCTGTGCTCGCGAGCCGACCGTGCCGGCGCTCCGCGCGCCGGTCGACGCGGCCAGAACGACGATTATGGCTAGTGTAAACTTTAGTTTACACCAGGTCGATCCGAGACGACGTTCCTGGCGCGTCGGCGCGCGCGAGAACGCCTGGATTCGAGCGCTAGGCACTGGGAGACCACGCTTCGCAAGTCGCCGCAGGTATCGCGTCGAACGACCGGTCATGGCTCAAGACCGTGCCTGAGGGTGAAGAGCACGTCGCGGCTAGCGCGCCCGCACGGGAACGTCCAGGTCAGCCCGAGGCGGCGCTCGTCGCGCGCGTCGTTGAAAGTCGGAGTCGCCGTTTTGGTCGCCGGCGACGTTCGTGTCGGGTTCGTCGTACTCGTCGGCGTCAGCGTCGGCGTACCGGTGGGGCCGCCCGGGGTCCACGTGCTGGTGGCGGTCGAGGTCGAAGTTCTCGTCGGCGTCGAGGTCGGCGTCTGGGTGACCGTCGGCGTCGGCGTAGTCGGGCAGAGCTGCAGTCGCACGATCCCCGAGGCCGGCGCGACCGTCGTCGGCCCGGCGACCGTCGTGCCGTGGTTGTCAGTCAGGACCCACGTGAGCGCGAGCGGCGCCGCGAGCGAGCGCGCGCAGATACCGTCGAAGAGGAACGGCGGGCAGTCGAGGTCCTCGTCGCACTGCCGGCCCTTCCGGTCGCCGTCCTCGCACGCGCGGTGCTCGAACCGGAGCGTCACTGGGCAGGTCGAGTTCGCCTCGACAGTGTGCAGCTCGACGATGGCGTCCGTGCCACCGCGCGCGTTCACCGTCGCGAGCGGCGGGAACGTCACGGACATGAGCGAGATGGAGTCCTGGCCGGTGTCTTCGCACGCCGTCGGCGTGCGCGTCGGCCCGCCGGCGGGCGGCGTCGGCGTGCGCGTCGGAGTCGGCGTGGCCGGCACCGCGCAGTCGCACAGGTATGTCCCGAGCACCGTGTAGAGCCCCTCCGCTTCGAGCGTGCACTGATAGTCCCAGTCGATCGTGCAGCAGTGGTCGTCGAACGCGCAGATGGCCGCCTGGCACACCGGGTCGTCGCAGCCGGGAGACGGCGACGTGTCGCAGCACGACTGCGTGCCGGCGTGGACCGCGGTGCTGGTGAGCAGCGAAAAGAAGAAGACAGCAGCGGCGGCGGTATTCAGTCTGGTCATCTTCGATTCCATCCTTCTAGTGATGTGGTGTATGCACGCGGGTCGGGACGCGGGTCCGCAGTGGTGTTCGCGTTGGCGATGCGGACGGAACGCGTGTGAACACGCGAGTGAACGTCGGGGTGACGGTTAGCGTTTGAGTTACGGTCGGCGTTGTAGTCGGTGTAGGCGTCTCGGTGTTCGTCGGCGTGTATGTCATGGTCGGCGTTTCGGTGACGGTAAGTGTCTCAGTTGGCGTCGGCGTTTCGGTCGGCGTCGGCGTTTCGGTCGGCGTCGGCGTTTCGGTCGACGTATCTGTGGGAGTGCTCGTCGGACCGCCCGGCGTCGGCGTGTCGGTCGGCGTGTCGGTCGGCGTGTTCGTCGGCGTGTTCGTCGGCGTGTCGGTCGGCGTGTTCGTCGGCGTGTTCGTCGGCGTGTTCGTCGGCGTCGCCGTCGGAGTCTGCGTGAACGTCGTCTCGGTCGGCGTCTCGGTCGGGGTCTCGGTCGGCGTGTCCGTGACGGTCGGGGTTGCGGTCGGCGTCTCGGTGGGGGTGTTGCTGACGGTCGGCGTCGGCGTCGATGT